CTTTTCATTTATTGCGTTTACGGAAAAAACCGACAGGAACTTTATGAGCCAGAAGCGGCGATCAGATAAAAACAGCTCCACGGCTGCGGTCGTTGGCTTTCAAGGCGCGATTAAAGACGTACCGTTGCCAGAAGGCGTAGAGCTTCGCTCAGACCTTGAACACACGATTTGGGGTCAGTTCACGCGAGCGCGCGCGAGGGAAGATTGGCGCGATATGGATTTGCTTCTGCTGGCCAAGGTGGTCCGGATGGAAGCGGATATTCGGGAACATCAAGAAACGCTGGATCGGTCCGGCGTGATTATACAAAACAAGCGAGGGACGCTTGTCACCAATCCACTCTTGGCAGTGATAGATACTTTGGAGCGTCGCCAGCTTGCTGTGATCCGGTCGATGTCTTTAAACCAAATGCAGTCTGATCCAAGGACTGTAAACGGCGCTGCAAAGAATGAGGATCACGCAAGAGGACTGCTAAAGGACGTCGGGATAAAAGGTCTGATTGCAATGCCGAAAAGGTGAGGTTATGGAATTCTTTAAACACACAATTGCGCGCGTCGAGGACTTAATACCTATTGCGCCGCGCGTTTAACCGGTTTGACTCATGAGTCGCGGTAAGTTGGTTTGCTCGTTTATAGAGCATTTTTGTGTCATTCCCGAAGGACAAGGTGTCGGGCAACCGATGAAGCTTCTGCCTTTCCAAAGGAAGTTTATAAAAGACGTTTATGACAATCCGTCAGGGACGTCGCGCGCGTATCTAAGTGTTGCGCGCAAAAATGGAAAATCAGCGCTAATCGCGGCGATTGTTTTAGCGCATCTGGTCGGACCAGAGGCGAAGCAAAACAGCCAGATTATATCCGGCGCTCGTTCTCGTGAGCAAGCTTCGCTTGTTTTTAAGCTGGCGGAAAAAATGATCCGGTTGTCGCCGGAGCTAAGTCAGATCATTCGGGTTGTGCCTTCACAAAAGACCTTAATTGGTCTGGTCATGAATGTAGAATACAAAGCAATCTCTGCGGAAGCAGGGACTGCCCACGGTTTATCTCCAGTGCTTGCTGTGCTGGATGAAGTAGGACAAGTCCGTGGGCATACAGATGCTTTTATCGAAGCAATAGAAACCGCGCAAGGCGCTCACGAACGACCACTGTTAATAGCAATATCAACGCAAGCATCAAAGGATGAGGATTTATTTTCGATTTGGCTGGACGACGCCGAGAATGCAAAAGACAAGCGCATCGTTTCGCACTTATATATGGCTCCAAAAGACTGCGGAATTATGGATCGGCGCGCATGGCGAAAGGCAAACCCTGCGGCCGGTAAGTTTCGCTCAATTCAAGACATTCAAGACTTTGCAGCGCAAGCTGAAAGGATGCCAGCCAAAGCAAACTCTTTTCGCTGGCTTTACCTTAACCAGCGGATTGAGGCGCATAGCCCATTTCTTTCCCGAGACGAATGGGAGCTTAACTCTGCGCCTGTGACGGTCGAGGCTGGGGATGTGTGTTTTGCCGGTCTCGACCTGTCCGCAAGCCGAGATTTGACAGCGCTAGTGTTAGTGTTTCCAAAACACGGCGAGGATGCTGACGGCCAGCCACTTGTGACTTATGATGTTGTGCCGCACTTCTGGCTACCGGAAGAAGGATTAGCGGATCGATCTAATGATCTGCCGTTTGATATATGGGCTAAAGAAGGGTTTTTGCACACAATATCCGGACCGGTAATAAATCCGGAAATCATCGCGCAGTTCGTTGCTGAAATAAATATGGAGTACGACCTCCAGCTTTTAGCATATGACCGGTGGCGCATTAACGATTTTGTTAGAGAATTAGACAAGATTGGCGCGGTTGTCGAAATGAAACCTTACGGACAAGGTTTTAAAGATATGGCACCGGCAGTTGACCGGTTGGAACAGCTAGTGGCCGAGCGAAAGCTGGCACATGGTGGGCATCCAATTTTACAAATGTGCGCGGCTAACGCTGTGGTTCAAACCGACCCAGCCGGAAATCGAAAGCTGCACAAACTAAAGAGCTATGGAAAGATTGACGGCCTTGTGGCTCTAGCAATGGCGCTAGGGTGTATGGGAGCCGAAGAAGCGAGACCGACGAGCCCTTGGGACGATCCTTTGTTCCAACTGGCTGTCTAGGAGACCTTAATGGGCGTTTTTGACATTTTTAAAAAAGAAAGTCGCAATTTGGAAAACCCAAATGCGCCTGTTTCCGCCGAGGACTTCATCCATATCATGGGATGGGGCGAAACAACGTCAAGCGCCGGTGTCACAGTAAACATTGAGACTGCTTTAGGCGTTCCAAGCGTATGGGCGGCTGTAAACTTTATCTCTGGCACTTTAGCGTCTCTGCCATTGGAAGTTTATCGCGTTACCGACTCTGGAACGGAGCGAGTTCGTGACGGACTTGCTGCTTGGATAGATCGCGCCGTCAATCCTTACAAAAGTTCTTATGATTGGAGAAAATACAGCGTCGAGCAAACTTTAACCGCTGGCCGCAGCCTCACGCATATAGTTAGGAATAAAAAGGGAGTAGTAACTGACCTTTTGCCGCTAGATGCGACGGCTGTAAGCGTTCAAGAGGTGGCAGATAGTCAAGGTTTAGGTCTCAAAGTTTACCGCACACAGAGCCGGTATTACGACGCAAGCGAGATCATAGATTTCACGTTTATGACTAAGGCTAATATGATCGACTCGCGCGGTCCTATAATGACGCACAGAGACACAATCGGACTAGCAATCGCGGCGTCTAAATACGGATCAAAGGCGTTTCAAAGCGGTGGGATACCGCCTGTGGCGCTCCAAGGGCCATTTGCCAGCGGTTCCGCCGCACAGCGCGCTTCCGAGGACGTAGCAAAAGCCACAGCGAAGTTAGCGCGCGAGGGCAGACCGGTAATGGCGCTCCCTTCTGGCCATGAGCTAAAGCCTATCGGGTTTTCTCCAAACGATATGCAGTTGTTAGAACTCCAACAGTTTTGTATCGAGCAGATTGCAAGAATTTACTCTTTGCCGCCGGTTTTCCTACAAGACCTATCAAAAGGCACTTATTCCAACGTCGAGCAGCAAGATTTGCACTTTGTAAAGCACACATTGCGCCGTTGGATCGAACAATTTGAACAGGAAATGAACCTTAAACTATTTGGTCGGACTAGCAATCTGCAAATACGGTTTAATGTAGATAGCCTTCTTAGAGGCGATCTAAAAACAAGAATGGAAGCACATGCGGTTTCTATTCAAAACGGCATCAGAACGCCTAACGAAGTTAGAGATATGGAAGAGCTTGAACCGCGTGAAAACGGCGATGATTTGCTGATCCAAGGCGCGACGGTCCCTATTGGCGCACAACCTAACGCCGACGCCTAAAACTTAGAGGAATAAATTATGGAAAATCGCGAAAGCCGAGTCTCTCGGCCATTTGAAGTGCGCGCAGACGAAAACGGAGTCACTGTTGAGGGTTATGCGGCTGTTTTTGACGAGGAGACAGTTATTGGCGGTCAATTTAGAGAAGAAATTGCAAGAGGCGCGTTTACGGACGCTGTTGGGCGAGACGACGTTGTGTTTTTAGTAAATCACGTCGGTTTGCCTTTAGCTCGGACAAGATCAGGCACTTTACAGCTAAGTGAAGACGATCACGGTCTTAAAATCCGCGCAGAGCTAGATATTACCGATCCGGACGTAAAATCTATTGTTCCAAAAATGCAAAGAGGCGATCTGGACAAGATGAGCTTTGCTTTTGTACCGACAAGGCAAAAGTGGGACGATGACGAGAAGATGCCAAAGCGCACAATCGAAGAGGCGCAGTTGTTTGACGTAAGCATTGTCACAACACCGGCATATGGCGGCACCGAAATAGGACTTCGGTCGCTGGAAACTTTCAGAAAATCACAAAGAAAAACGCAAGCACCGAGAAGAATGCGAATGAAGGCTCGCTTGCTGAAATAGCATCGGTTCCCGATGTTAAATGCCCAAATTCCGCGCTGTGGGCAGGCGCAGAAACGGAACGTCGTGATGACGCACCATTTCCCTAAGATGGAGGCCCGAAATGGCTCTTATTTCAGAACTTCGGGAGCAACAGGCAAAACTCGCCAATGATGCTCGCGCAACACTAGACCAAGTTTCAAACGATACCACCGAGGAGCGCGCTGCTGAGATAGAAACTCAGTTTGACGCTATGATGGCGGAAAGTGACAAAATTCAGAAAACTATCGACCGTGAAGAGCGTCTTGCTTCCGCGATGACTAATTTGGAGAAGCCAGATTATTCAAAAGCACCGGTTGTTGAGGGTCGGATTGCTCCGGCTGTAGATGCTGGCTACACGATGGACTATCGCCGCGCTTTTGCGGAAATGGTTAGCGCTGGTGGCGATGCATATGTAGATGCAGAAGTTCGCAATGTTCTTAAGGAATATAGGGTGCAAACTGCTGGAACAGCAACGGCCGGTGGCTATACTGTCCCGACAGAACTTGCAAACTACATCATTGAGGCTATGGCTGCTTCTGGTCCGATGTACACTTCTGACTTGTTTACTTCATTTGATAATGGCTCTGGTAACACTTTTAACATTCCAACACTGGATGATACTGCAAAAGTTGCGGCCGCGCATACTGAAGGTGGAACAGTCACTGATGATGGCGGTCAAGACGCCGTATTTGGTCAGAAAACAATGTCTGCCTTTGCCTTTAACACCGAGTGGGTAAGATGGAGCGCAGAACTGAACACTGACTCTATTTTTTCAATGGAGCCACTACTCGGACGTTTACTTGGTGACAGAATGGGTCGTACAGCAAACTCTAAGCTGACAACTGGTTCTGGAAGCAGCGACGTTGAGGGTATTGTAACAAACTCAGCGGCTGGTGTAACTGCAGCTTCTGCAACAGCTATCGCAGCGGATGAAATTATTGATCTTATTCACTCTATCGATCCGGCGTATCGGAACGGTCGAATGGCATTTATGGTCAATGACTCAACCTTGGCGGCTATTCGTAAATTAAAAGATGGCCAAGGCAATTATCTCTGGGAAATGGGCAATTACCAAAACGGTATTCCTGCTTCACTCCTTGGGTATCCGGTAGTTGTTAACCAAGCGATGGACTCAATTGCTACAGCCAAGAAAACAGTGCTGTTTGGCGATATGAGCGCATTCTATGTGAGAAAAGTGGGCGCACCAGCACTTTACGTCGGTAGAGAGCGCTTTGCTCCGGACTTTGGTATTCTGGGCTACATTCGCTTTGATGGCTGTTTGACTAACGTCAACGCAGTGAAGCACCTACTACAAGCATAAACAACTGGTGAGGGCGTTAGCGCGCCCTCGCCTCTTTTGTGGAGATCGTCATGAAATTAAAGCTACTCACAGGAATGGCTGGGATAGATTTTTCTCACAACGCCGGAGACATTGTCGAGATTAACGATCCCGACGCAATTAAACGCTATATTGAGCAAGGCATTGCCGAGCCGGTTTCTAAATCCAAAAAAGAAACTGCGTCCGCCAAAAACCCTGCAATCAAAACGGCAGTTGAGGACTAGATATGTCGTTGACGCTTCAAAATCGCATAGAGTTGGTTACAGCACCAGCCGCAGACGTTTTATCGTTAGCTGATACAAAAGCGCATATGCGGATTGAGCATGATAACGACGACACATTGCTGTTTGGTCTAATCAATACAGCAACCGCCTATCTGGACGTCACAGGCGCTCTAGGAAAGGCAATGATCAATCAAACGTGGGCTGAGTGGGTATCTCCTAACCCTAGCACAGTGACTCTCTCCCTTGGCCCTGTGCAATCAGTGTCCGCAGTTAAATATTATGATACAAACAACGCGCTGCAAACCGCGACTTTGTCTAATTTCTATGTTTTAGGCACGTCTGGAAAGACAACGATAAAGCCAAAGCCAAACGTGACATGGCCGACAACTTTTCAACGCGATGATGCTATAAAAATAGAATACGTGATCGGTTACGGAGCAAGTGCAAACGACGTTCCGGCGACCGTAAGGCATGCAATGCTAATGCTGGTGGCGCACTGGTATGAAAACCGTGAAGCCGAGCTTATCGGGGTAAATAGCAAAACGCTGCCTTTTGGTTTTGACGATCTGATCGGTATGGAACGAGCGACTTGGTATGGCTAGATCAGGACTTTTCCGCGACAGGGTCACTTTTCAACGTATGGCAAGTGCAACCGATGTTTATGGCAATACGACCGGCGATTGGTCAAACTACGTTTCGCGGTCGGCTCATATAATTGAGCGCATAGGTCAAGACGACGTAGAGGGTGGTGCATTGCAAGACGTGGCGGTCGCTTCTTTACGAGTTCGCGCCGACGATACAATTAGAGCAATCACCTCCGCAGATCGCGTTATAGCGCGCGGTGTTACTTGGGCAATTCGGTCTATTATGCAAGTAAGCTCTAGAGGCGACATTTTAGAAATGCGGATCGAAAAAGGCGTGGCGTCGTGAAAGTTGTCGTTAAGCCGTTGCTTAAATCGCTTAAAGATTTACCGCGCGCGCAGAGAAAACACATCGGCGATACACTTAGAAAGTCAGTTTTTGAAGGAGTTCGCCTTGCAAAGGTTTTAGCTCCGGATGGTAATGGTGATCTAAAATCCGGAATTCATGCAAAATTCGAGCGTTCTAAAACATCTTTTCGTGGTTCTATTGAAGCGGCACCATCTGATCGTGAAAGTCAAATTAAAGCGCTATCTGTAGAGTTTGGCCGCACTGGGTCGGGTGGATCACGGCAAATAAGAGATGCAAATAATCCATCAGATAAAGGTAAAACAGATCCCAATCCTTTTATACGCCGGACACAAGATATACTTGGCAAAAAGATGAAAGGTCGGATTAACCGAGCAATTAACAAGGCAGTAAAAGAGGTCGGTTTTAAATGAGTACCTTTGCCTTAGAATTGCAAAAAGGCGTCCGCGCCGCATTGGTTGGAAGTAGCGCAGTCACCTCTTTAGTTTCAACGCGCGTCTATGACGAGCCACCCCATGATGTAGTTTATCCCTATATAAGGTTTGGCGATATAATACCGCGTAGTGACGACACAGACGGCTCGCTAGGCGCAGAAGTAACCATGAGCATTCAAACGTACTCGCGCGACACTGGCCGCGTAGAGGCTACACAGGTGGCCGAGGCGGTACGGACGCTGCTTCATAGGAACGAGTCCGGCGTTACTTTGTCCGGTATAAATTTAATTGAATTAATTTGTGAAACTTATGTGATCAGCCGAGACTCGGACGGTCGCGGATACAACGGCAACGTCGTCTTTTCGGTGTTGCTTCAGACCGCCTAGCGGTCGGCCTAATCGCGGCATAGGCCACCGCTTCTGAACGCAGTGATTGCGTCCAAATCCCAAAGAAGGAGCCAGTTATGGCAAAGCAACTTGGCAGAGCATATCTGCTCAAAATTGGTGATGGGGCTGGCAGTGAAGTGTTTTCTGCACTAGCCGGTATCAACTCAAAATCTCTTACAATAAACAATTCAGCAATTGACGTGACTACTCCGGACGCTTCGTCTCCGGCTGGTGCGTTATGGGCTGCAAGTCTTAACGGTTTAAAGTCTATGTCTATAAGTGCCGATGGCGTTTTTGTTGACGAGACAGCCGAGGCAAGGCTGAACACTGTGGCGATGGCTAACGACCCAATCGCAAACTTTCAAATAGTCGTTCCTGATTTTGGAACATATGCTGGTGCTTTTCGCGTCACAAGTTTAGATTTTGGCGGCGATACAGAGGGCGGTGTAACGTTTTCTACTTCGCTAGAGTCTAGCGGTACTTGCACGTTCACGTCTGCTTAATGGCGATAACTGCTGATGCTCCTCGCGGTGGCGTCGTTGATGAGATCGACGGCGTCACGCACACTATGATTTTGAGAAACCGTGAAATCGAGCGCTTTGAGGACAAGCATAGAGGTATATTTCAACTATGGGACGCATTTTTTGACCGGGCTGAAAAACCGACATCTAAAGAAGTAAAAGACATATTAGCGTTGGCTCTTGTTGGCGGCGGAATGCATGACCATCTTGCGGATAAGATCGTAGAAGGTGCCGGTCCGGAATATCTTTTGAAGTTTTACCAACTGGCGCAATCTGTGGTTGGCGTTGCTTTTATGCCTGACGTTTTTGACGAAAGCGCTGCAAAAAAAAAGACCAAGGGCGAGAAAAGCCCCAACGTTTTAAAGTTAGAAGCATAATAAAAAATTTAACCGTTACTGGTTACAAATTAGAAGAAGTTAGAAACATGATTCCTAGAGATGTGTTTTTAATATTTGACGGTTGGACCGAAGCCCACAGCCCTAAAAAGGCTGGATCGGACGCGCCAACTAAAGAAGAAACCATTTTGTTGTTTGAAAGGTATGGATGATGTCAATATCGGCCAAAGAGCTAAATGTCATCCTATCTGCGCGTGATCGTAAATTCACACAGGCAATGGAACGAGCAGAAAAGCGCGCTGTTAAATTTGCAAGTAAAACTGAAAAGGAATTAAACAAGACCACTAAGGCATTTAACAAAGTTGCGAATGCTGCAAAAACAATCGGACCAGCTTTAGGCGTCAGCGCTGTAGTTGCTGGTCTTGGAAAGATCGTGTCAGAAGCTGGTGACACAGCTAAAGAAATTCAAAAGTTAGCAACGTTGTCTGGCGTCGGCGTCGAGCGTTTTCAAGAACTTGCATTTGCAGCAAAGACCGTCGGCGTCGATCAAGAAAAACTTGCGGATATTCTGAAAGACACAAATGATAAGTTTGGCGACTTTCTTTCTACTGGAGCCGGACCGTTAAAAGACTTCTTTGAGCAAATTGCGCCAAAAGTAGATATAACAGCAGAGGCATTCAGAGGCTTATCATCCGAGCAAGCCTTGGGTCTTTACGTTAAGAAGTTGCAAGAGGCTGGAGTTAATCAGCAAGAGTTAACATTTTTTATGGAAGCACTGGCATCAGATGCAACTTTACTCGCTCCGTTGCTTTTAAACGATGCGTCGGCTTTAGATGAAATGTCTAATTCTGCGCGCGAACTTGGAGCAATTTTATCCGAGGATTTAGTTGGTCAAACTGCGCTGCTTGAGGATGAATTTAATAAGACGATTACTGCAATGCAAACGAAGTTCATGACGTTTGTCATGACAGTTGCAAACGGAGCTAATCAACTTTTCAATATTACTGACATGGCAAAGCGCAACGATGTAATTGACGAGATTGCAGAGATTGAACGTAAGCAAACAGCCATTGTTAATAACATGGCAAAAGTAAGCGCTTCTGGACTTAGAGAAGATTTAAAGAAAACTAGGCTGGAAGCACTTGGCAAGGAATTAACAAAACTGGGTTCTGCGTTTATGGACGCTCAAGATCGTTACACTGCCCTTACGACTGTCATTGATGCGTCTGCAATAAGCACTGGCGCATTACAAGGTAAAGGTATCGGTAGCACTAGTTCAGAGGTAACTTCATCAGCAAATTCAAAAATTACCTCTGGTCCAAATTTTAGAAATCAGCAATCTACTTTTTTAGCTCAAGAGCGTTTAAAGGCTGCAAAAGAAAGTCTTAGAATTGCAAAGGAAGAAGCAGCAGCGGCTGCGCGCGAAAGCCAAATTGGTTTTGAAATGCTCAACGATCAAAGTAAGGTTTTTCAAGCGCAAAAAGAACTAGAGAAAGCGCGAGAAGAGGCAGCAGCGGCGGCGCGTGAAAACTCGTTTGGCTTAATTGTAGAAACAACCGACGATCCGCAAAGTGCGTCTACCGGTTTAAGAGCTATTGCAAAAGAAACTAAAAAACTGACGCCGGAGTTTATGCGTTTACAAAGCGCAATTCAATCTGTCGAAAGCAACCTTGAATCTATGATGATGGGAATGATTGACTCAACTGACAGCGTCCAAGATCAATTTAAAGGCATGGCGGCGGCAATAATTAAAGACCTATATCGGATTTACGTCGTGCAGCAAATTACCGGCATGATTGGTGGAGCTATTCAAACAGCGTTTGGACCGCCGAGTTCATTGCCTAGCTTACCGGCTCGCGCGTCCGGTGGTCCGGTTAGCGGCGGCTCTCCTTATCTTGTTGGAGAAAAAGGTCCGGAACTTATGGTGCCTCGCACGTCCGGAATGGTTGTTCCA